GCAGGCTGGTAGACAGCGCATCAATTTGTGTTTTTGACTGGGCGTTAGCATCCGCCAGTTTTTGTGCCCATGACTTTTCCAGAGCATCAACGTCACCGTTTTTCTTGGCTTGCTCTTCCGCTGCTCTTTTGGCGTCATCCTCGGCCTTGCGGCGAGCCGCCTGCTCTGTTTTTTTCTCGGTCATCAGCTCATCGACTTTCTTTTTCAAGCCGTCGAGTTCTGACGTGTCAGGCAATCCGTCGACCTGCATTTGGTAACCGTCGCCGGACTCTTTGTAGAGCGCCTTTTGTGCGTCGCTCAGTGCTGCAAACTCGTCTTTCGTAATTTTAAATTTCATCATCAACCCCGTTGTGATGGAGCGGCCCCAGGCCACAGATATAAAAAAACCACCCGGAGGTGGTCGCTATAGTCCGGCGTCCGAAAACGCCCGTTCGTCAATGTCTCGCAACTGCTGAAGGCTGAGCCACTCCCCCTTATCAGAAAAGAACTCCGCCGGCTGCATGCCACCATCACGCATCAGGCGGGCGCGGGTTTCGCCCAATACCTCCACCTGCCGCTTGTAGGGCTGACGTTGTAGCCAGTCCCGATAATTGGTTTCCGCCGGCACCTGACCATCCATACTGGCGCGCGTCCCCGCTGGCATTTCGTCAGCATCGATACCTAACGCACGCCATGATTTCACCACCAGCGTTTCCACCGAACGGCAACAGAAATGGATCCGACCGGGTCCGGCGCCATAGGGCACCTTGTGATCGATGGGTTTGCCGTCCAGCGTGTAGCGCAGACGGTCACGAATAATGCAGGTCGGTGTCGTCTTGTTATCGAGAGTGGCCAGCCATTGTTTGCAGTCGATCACGTCAGCATTGGCCTTGCCAAACTCCGTACGCGCTACCGCCGCCATATGGCTGACGGCGGTTTTTATCACGCTGGTGGCATTGGCCCGGCCGGTTTGTAATACACCGTCCTGATACTTTCGCGCGCGGGTACCGCGAATGCGCCGATAAATCTGGTCTGTCGTTTCCCCCTGCAGATACCCCTGGCTCACAGCGTTGCTGATCCGCTGTAACCGATCGCCCTCCAGCTTATCGGCCCACTCACTCAGCAATCGCCCCTGAAAAGGCCGGGCCAATGCTGCGGCGTAAACCTGCTGCGGCGTCAGGCTGATAAGTGGGTAACGCTGTTTCACCAGGTCGGGCAGCAAGGAATCGAACAGGCTGAACTGAAAGCCGCCTTCATAGCCGATAAAATCACCCAGCTCATTGGTCAGCGCCCCGTAAAGCCGCTGGTAAACCTGCCGATTGATGTCCCGCACACCACCCAGCAACGAATCCAGACGGCGAACGGTGAAACTCTGCGGATCTACGTCCTCCAGTGCCATCAACAACTTTGACGACAGTTCGGCGTCCGCCTGGTCAAGAATTTTCACCATGCGCCTGGCGACGCCGGTGGAATAGCGGGAAACAAATAGCCCGTGGGCTATCGTCTCATCAAACAGGCGGCTGTTTATCGTTCTCACGTTCGCCTCCCGTCAGGTTCGGCGCCTGGTTGCGCAGCAAATCCTCCACCTCTTCCGGCGTCATGCCCTGGTCAATCAGGCCGATGCTCTGCTGGTAACGAATGAAATCAACAAGCAGCATCTGGCCGGATTGCACCATCTGCATCAGTACCGCCAGCGCAGCGGAATCCAGCGCGGAAATTTCATAGCGTTTGTTCAGCTCTATAGTGGCTTCACCGCTGCCGGCGAACATTACCGCGAACGCCAGCGCCCGGTTGATAGCCTGCTCCACGTTGCCGACGCACAGGGACAGGATGCTGTTATCTGTCTGCGCCTCGTCCGTGGCCTGCGTTGCGGTACGGGCGGAGGTATTACGCTCCACCAGCTTCGCGCCCAGCATAGCCATCTGCTTTTCGCGGCGTTCGGCCACCGTCAGCGGCAGGTTGCGGTCTTCGGCCTGCACGATACTGATCACGCCTTCTTTTGGCAGTAAAATGCCTTTCGTTGAACCGACTTTGACGCCGCTCGATAGATATTTATCGGCCCATGCCTGATCCAGGCCACCGACTGCGATAGTCGGCTGCCCGGTCAGGTGCGCGATTTCGGCGATATCTGCCTCTGCCTGGTAGTGCTTAACGTTCACGTTGGCGATATCGGCCAGTGGTGGCGCATCGGGGGTGTGATCGTTGTTGCTTGCGCCAATCCATGACCATGGCAGCTCTGTCAGTTGCTTACCGGCGCTGTCCTTCAATTCGGTCAGCTTTCCTTCCATCATGCCAGCGGCGCTCTGCTGCCAGCGGCGGGCAAAAGCCAGGCCATTAATCAGACGCAGTTCGATCCACACCTTTTGCAGCAACAGTTCGAAATTCTCCGGATCGTCCACCGGCTCGACGTAATGCACCACCACCAGCGACGTCTTACCGGCGGTCACACGCCAGTTAATGATTTCTTTGGCAGTGAACAGGCGGAGGATTGGCCGACCAAGCCGGGCCAGTGTCTGGCTACCGGTAGCGGTGTAATCCGTCAGGATGCCGGCGCGCCCGCGTTGAAGGTTCTGGCTGACACCATCGCGGATAAGCTGCGTCAGTGGCTGGCCTTCGCCGTCAGCGTCGGCCTCCAAATCAGCAACACGTCCGGTCATGGTGATTTTTACCGGTTTGCCAAACGCGACACCCAACAGGCCTGACAGTGTTCGCCCGGTGGCGTTAATGAATGGCGCCCGCTGCTTATAGGCTTTGTAACGAATATCCTGCGGGTCATCGTTGATGCTGTCGCTGCTGGGGTGCGGCAGATATTTTTTGCCGCGTTTCTTAATTTTTCGCTCACCATCAACACAGTCACCGACGAGCTCCCACTCGGGCAGAAACTCTCGGTATGCCGGGTGGCGATAATCGATGTTTTGCGTAGACATCAGTATGCGAATCCTATGTTGAGGTTGGTCACCGGCTTGATGATCGGGAAGGTTTTATGGATGTAATAGCCGGCGCCGTCGTTGGGGTGGTCATTGTCGGATTTTTTATCGGGCTCGCCGGTTTTTTCATCCCAGACTTGCTGCTCCAGGCATTCGGTATATACCGGGCAGCGCTTTACGTTGACCTTGTAGCGACGTGCGCCGTTGGCATTGCAGAACATGGCATTCATCGAGTTGATGCGGTCTTTTACCGGCGGGTTGGCGTTATCCACCATCACGCTAAAGCCAGCCTCCTGCAGCTGGGCAATATCTGTTTTGCTGGCGTTGTTCGACTTGCGAGAATCACCGGAGGCATCCGGGTAGATGTAGATTTCTCGCACCTTGCGATAATCGCTGCCGTCGTAAAGCCAAAAGCGCTCCTTGATGATGCGGATAATGTCTGGCGTGTCGTAGGCGTTGATGATTTCGTTAACCGCGCAAGGCAACCCCATACGCAGCACGTGAACAATGCCGGCCATTTTTCCGACGTTGAAATCCATCCCGATATAAAGAGGTTCCCCTGGCAGCTCGACTTCGTCGCAGTTGTTCAGATGTCGGTCGAACTGGTGGTAAATAGTGCCGCTTGTCAGGTTGGTGAATTGCCCTCGCAGATACGCTTTAATCAGCTCTGGCGGGTAACTGTCCATCAGTGACGGGATGTAGTCAGCAGGCAGGTTGGCTTCGTTATCGAACGTGGAGGCCTGCACCAGTCCGTACAGTTTCGCAAGATGGGGCTTATCCCTGACCTCTTTCACAAACTGGAGCCAGACGAACTTAAACCCCTCTGGCGTCGTGGTGACGTCGATCCCGTTGCGCAGCCCGTCAACCTTGTAACGCATACGCGCGATGATTTTTCGCCAGGCCTTTTGCGCCTTATCCTTTTTCATCACGTCGAGCTCATCAATCAGCGCATTACCGATTTTGAAGCCCACGATGGTTTCCGGTTTTTCCATTGAGCGGCAGATCGTCGTTCCCCGGTACTGACGCCCGGCGTAGAAATGCACCTCTTTGTTGCTCTCGTTGATCTGGACGCGCATCCCCCAGTCGTGCGCCACCTCTTCGACTGTCGGATAGAAAATATCGCGGATTTGCGGATAGGTCGGGGCAAAGTAGCCCTGGTTGATGCGAGGGAACTCCCACATGCCCTTACAGATGCCGCCACAGCCTACCCAGGTCTTACCGCTACCGAATCCTGCAACGTAGGCTTTGAACTTGTGAGGCATCGCCAGAAAACGAGCCTGAGGGATATTAAGCGTCGGCGCTATCATCGTCCCTCACTTTGGCATCCACCACGTTGATGTTGATCGCCACTGGTTTCGGCGTGTCGTTGTCGTCCTCGTCGGCCAGCTCTTTACCCAGTTTTTCAACCTCAAGCTGCCGGCGCTCGATTTCAACCTGTTGCAGCCGCTGCGCAAACTCACTGTCAGCCAAGCCCAGACGTTTCATCACAGCCTCAAACATTTTCTCTCGGCTGATAGCTGTGATTTCCACGCCATTTTTTCCGACCTTTGTCCCTGAATAGGCCAAGCGAGCAATGCCAGATAATTTTCGCGTGTCAGGGAAGTAAGCCCGGCCGATGCCGTCGCCATTACAACGCGGGCAATCTGGATTAGGCTCCGCGTTCTGGTCGTATCCATACCCCCCTTTGTCTGGCGGATCCGGTTTGTTCCTGGCTTTTGCCTCTGCGCACTTTTCTTCATGCTCGATAGCGTCACGCCATTGGTAATGATGACCGAAGCCCCAGCAGTGACGACAGGCACCATGGCGGTACTGCGAAATCTCGTTAGCGTCGAAGGTGGCCAGTTGCCACATCTTCGCGAGCACGTCATCAGCGTTAGCCAGGGTGCGTGATACCGATGCAACCAGTTGGCTCTCGATGGCTCGCTTAACGTTAGGATTCGTTAGAAGCTGTCTGCCGTAGTTCGGGTCACTGTAGCCGGCACGCTCAGCCGCCGCTGTGGCGTTCTGATCAATCAGGTATTCCGCTACGAAAAGGCTTTGCTGTGGTGATAGCCCTGATTCAGATATCAGCTCTTCTGCACTGGCGGTAGGATTCTCCTTGGTACGCACTTTGGTTTTTTGCGTACCGCTTTTGCGTACCTGCGTACCTTTTTGCGTACCAGCTTTTCCCTTGCGTACCCATCCGTGTTTCTTGGCGCGCTTTCTAATGGCCCCTTCACTGATGCCGTGTATCTCTGCCATCTCACGGAGAGAGAGCTGGCCGGCACAGTAATCGCGCTCAAGGCCGCTTTCTTCCGGTTGTGACATAGCGTGCTCCATAAAAAAAGCCACCAGCCTCTACCCCACAGCGAGCCGGGTAGATTCGGTGACTTTGCTTTGCGCATTACGCAGCACCTAAATAGATGCTCTGTGATGGGCAATAAAAAAGGCCGCCTGAACGACCTGTTTATAATTATTTCTTTATGGATTCCGGCAAAATGGTTCCACATCAAAATCAGTCATCCTGCCACTAACCTCTAACCCTGCAATAAATCCAGCCAGCAAATTAGTGTACATGTCGGCAGTCTCTTCACTTTCAGAGAATCCGCTTTTAGTTTCAAATCGTCCACTATCCCAGTAGATATCATCAGGGATAGAAAAAAGACGCTTAAACTCCATCACTGTAGAGCTTGTATCGAAATCCATAACAACCTCGTCTAGTTGTTCGTCATTGAATCTGTGGCAGGCGGTGACGATGCCGCTTTTCGACTGGCCGGTCTAGCCACAGATTGATTATTGCATTATCGATGGCCCTCGCAAAGGCCACCTGTAATGCCTATGGCACCTAACAATCATCATCGGGTCGGGCAACTGCACGGCATCCAAACATGCATGCTTTTTGCATTTCAGTTTTAGCCATTGCAACCCAACGTGGATCAGCACCTGATTCTTTGGCTGTATCCAGAAGGCTTAAAAAATGTCGGCTGACTTCTTTCAGCCGATTCATCTGCTCAATATCACCTGCGCTTAATGTGCGGTAACCCTTCACAGTATTACCATCTTGCGGTTTAGCTTCGTTCATTAGTTTCTCCCGGCGGCTGCCCGCCATTGATTCAGCGTGGCAACTTGACCAGCGCAAATTGATAAAGCCGTTTTAAGTTGCAGCGTATAGCTGCCGATATCGCCCCATGTGTCGCCCTGCAATGTGGGCTGCTCGCAGTGTTTGAATACCGATTCAGGGGGTAGCAGGACGATCGGCGCCGCTGGCGTTGGTACTCGTTCCGCGCAGGAGGTCAAGAACAGCATCAGGCATGCGCTCAGCAGCACATTTGTTGTTTTTGATCGCATCCTCATACTTCCTCTGGTAAATTTCGCCCCGCTGGCGCAGTTGTTGCTCTCTCCGTTGCTGTTCGGCCATCATTGCGCGATTACGGGCGTCATCCGTGCGCAAGGTGGTGATCAGTCCGGCCTGCTGCGCCAGCGTTTTTTTCTGCTCCGCCGCTTGCTGTCGTGCCAACTCCAGCCGATAAGACAGCAACGAGCTATACCCTCCCAGACAGATCACTACCACCAGCAGGAGCAATAAGCCCCCACCGGTCAACTTTGATAGCCATCCGGTCATGCCAGCACCTGGCGCGCACGTTCAAATCGCTCTTGGCGGTCTGCCAGCCCATTCTTACCACCGTTGATCAGCAGTGTTACCCGCTCAACGTCCCCCGCGTATTTCCCGCAATTTCGGGACTTCCAGAACCAACCAGCGGAACGCATGGCGTATTCCTCCTTTTCCAGCAGCTCGGGCACCAACAACAGATCGGTTTTTACACCAGTGCTGCAGGCACGGTAATTATCCAGACCGGTAATCTGAATAAGTCCACGCCCGCGATATTTCCAGCCGTCGCTCGGGCCTTTGTTACCCAGGCGGCTACCGTAGACCAAGTTGGCGATCGCCGCTTGGCGGTTTTCCGGTACCACTGCCTCCCCTCGCTGGCGCCCCAGCATCTTGCATTGCTCTGCCGTCAGTCGTTTGCCAAACGTGGATTGCAACCCGGCGACGCTGTAATTGAAGGATTCAGCCGTAGCGGTAAAACCTGCCGACTCATGCCCTACCTGGGCGATAAACATCGCCTGTTCCACCGGAGAAGTAATCCCGAACTCGGCTAAGGTTGCTTCCAGATGCGGAAACCAGCGTGTGGCTAATCCGGCGCCAATATCGGCCGCCTCTATAAATTGATCTTTTGTCATGTGTTATTCCTGCTTTGGGGAGCCTGTGCGGTTGTTCACAATGCGACGCAGTAGGTTGCCGAAGTAGTCCACACCGGCATAACCGATGAACATACTGCCGAGCGACGCATAGGTAGCATCCCAGCCGATAGCGGCCAGGCAATCTTTGATAAAGTAGGCGGCAAGCGCGCACA